GAGAAAATTTTATGATTTTTATAAGTGGAAATACTCCAAGTTCTAAAAATAGTAAGCAGTTTGTAACTTTAAAAACTGGCAAAACAATGCTTTTGAACTCTAAGACAACACAAAATTATATAAAAAATTCAAAAGCTGATTGGATACTGAATAAAAATAAATTTTTAGCAATGGTTAAAAATAAATCAAAACCTTATAAAATTGAGTTATTTTTTATCAGAGATTCAAAAAGGAAATTCGATTATATTAATGTAGCACAAATAATTTTTGATTTGATGCAGGAATATGGCTATATAGAAGATGATGATTCTACTAATATAATTCCAATATTTAAAGGTTATAAAGTTGATAAGATTGGAGCTGGAGTAGAAATAGAGGTACTTATTAGGAGGATTAAATGGAAAATAAAAATATAGACAATATAAATAATCCAAACCACTATAAACTTGGTTGTGGGATTGAAAGTATAGAAATAATTAAAAGAGTTTTAGGCTTAAGAGGCTTTGTCGCATTCTGTTTAGGAAATATTCTTAAATACTTAATTAGAGCAGAAAAGAAAAATGGTAAGGAAGATTATAAGAAAGCGGCTAAATATTTGGAATGGGTAATAGGAAGTGAAAGTTCTGATAAATACAATATTGTTGAATATTCAGAGCCAGATGAATTATTTAAAATTTTTAATGTTGAATGGAGCAAAATCATTTCTGAAATTGCGAAAGATTTGAATATAGAAAATGCTTTTGAATTAGATAGCATTTTTAGAAATATTTTTAGTGAAAATTATGAAATGGCTAAGGGTATCCTGGATAATTTTATAAAAGAATATGAGGAGCAAAATTATGCAAAAGATAAGGATTGTGCATAAAGATGGAGATATGCAAGGTATTACACTTATGTATTTGATAAATAAATACTTGAAAATTAATAGGGAGCTTTGGGATAAGGAGAATATGGTTCTAAATAGATATTACAAAGCTATACTAACTAGAACTATAAAAGCTTCTGACAAAATTGTAGATAAGTTTAAAAAACATATAAACTACAATGTAGAAAAAGAAGTTTTAAAAGTCTTAGAAAAAGAATTTGCTGCATGTGGGCATAAAGAACAAGGGGATAATTTAGAACTTCTTAGAACAATGTTTCTTGTGATAATGATGTTTGGAACTATTAACTTTCATAAGAGAAATATGATTGGAGTAGTTTTAAAGTCTATGATAACAGATGTAGTTAATGCTTTTAAAGATTTTAAAGCTATGTGGTTGAGAGAAGTTGATGATAGTGTTGTGAGACTGGAGGAAGCAATATGAATGATTTAGCTAATAAAGAGCTTAGAAAATTATATCATCAAGTTTTGAAAGGATTATATAAAGCTAAAACTATTCGTGAAAATAGAATAGATGATGATATTTACAGTGAATTTCTTCTATATGATGAAAATGGAAATTTAATTGAAGAAACTAATGTTACATCTTTTGAAAGTAGAGAAATAATAAATTTATTAATTAAAGAATATGAAACTCAGCTTTTAAAAGTTGGTGGAAAAATAAGAAATGCTAAGAAGTAGATAGGAGGAAGTAATGGAAAAAGAAAAGGTATTGGAGATAGAAATCAAAAAGATTAATGATGAGTACTCTGCTTTTTATCCAACAAAAATGGATATAGATATATTAATTGAAATTTCTGATGGAAAAGCTTTAGAAGATGGGGAATATATACCATACATAACTCTAAGAATGGATAATTGTTTATATAACATTTATTTAACAAGAGATGAAGTATTTCCACAAGTTATAAAAAATATTTATATAGAAGAATTAAAACAAAAAATAGAAGAAATAAATAAAGAGTTTGAAGTATCTAAAAGATGGAGAGCAAAAAAAGGTGGAATGTATCTTTATATAAAAAGCACTGGCGAGGTAACAGTAGCTGATGAAAAACGTTCTGTTGAAGATATTTACAGATATGAATTAGGCAATTATTTTGAATTTGAGAAACAAGCAGTTAAAGTTAAAAATAGCAAAGAATTTAAAGAGTTCTGGGCTAAGGTAAGAGCAGGAGAGATTGGAGGAGATGAATAAATGTGGAAGTGTAAAGAATGTGGAGGAACTGATTTTAAAGCACATTTAGATAGTTCTATTTCATCAGGAATAATTTTAAGACATAAAAATTTTGTTGTAGAAAGCTCTAATGTAATTGCTTTTGAATGTCAAAATTGCAATTGTTATCATGAGGACATAGAAGAATTAGCTGATTGGGAGGAAGAAGATGAGAGAGATTAAATTTAGAGCTTGGTTTGAAAAATTCAAGGAAATGTATACAGTAAAGATGATAGATTTACAGAGAGAAATAGCATATTTTGACAAGTATAATTATAGAAGTTTTTATGACATAAACCTTATGGAATACACAGGGTTAAAAGATAAAAATAATAAAGAAATATATGAGGGAGATATTGTAATTCATCACAGCAAAATGTATAAAATTATTTTTAATGCAGAAGAAGCAAGATTTGTTTTGAGAGATGATGAATTTGAATTAGAAATACCTTTCACAAATAACAACAGCAAAAGAATGGAAATAGTAGGGAATATTTATGAAACCCCTGAATTGTTAGGTGAATAAGAATGACTAAAATATATAAACTTATTATATTTTTCAAAGAGAAAAAAAGTTTGACAAGAGCTTTGACTGGGAAAGATTATGCTTGTATAAATGGAGAACTTACAAAATGTACAACAACAACTTATAATAAATGCTATGAAAAATATTTTATAGGTACAAACAAAGAAAAATTATTACAGAAACTTAAAGCATATAAAAAAAGAAATGCTTTTAGTGATTGTATTTTAGAAGAAATAAAAATTGATGAATTAATAGAATTATAGGAGGATAAAATGATTAAGAAATACATTAAAAAACCTGTGGAGATAGAAGCAATTCAATTAAAAGAGGATAACATTATAGAAGTTTTTGATTTTTTAGATGGAGCAAATTATAAAGAAACTAAAAGTTCAGAAGAACTGGAAGATTTTAGTAAAGCAATGTTAGAACAAGGTTATATTGAAATAGAAACACTTGAGGGAATGATGAAGGCTAGTTTTGGAGATTACATAATAAAAGGCATTAAAGGTGAATTTTATCCTTGTAAGCCTGATATATTTCAAGCAACTTATGAGGAAGTGAGATAATGGAATTTAAAAGACCAGAAACTTTTGAGGATATATTAAATCTTCAAAAGCATTTAGATGAAAGTATACATAGTTCTAGAGAAAGAACACTTGAAGATATTAAATTGTCTTTAATAGCTGAGTGCATAGAGTTTAATGAAGAAACAAAAGACAGTCATAAAACTTGGAAAACCAAGCCTTATAACAAACAAAATGAATTAGAAGAACTAACAGATATATTATTCTTTATCGCACAATTATATAATACTTTTGATAAAAAAGATACAATGGTTGAATATGGGTGTGATGTATTTAATAATTCAGAAAATTATTTAAAATTAAATTCTGTCAAGATAACTGGAATTATAATAGAATTTTTAGGTGGATATAATAATATAGCATTAGGACTTTATTTATCACTTGTAAATAAATATGGCTACACAAAAGATGATATATTAAATTGCTACTGGGAAAAGTGGCAAAAAAATATAAAAAGAATTGGGAAGGAGTGGAATTAGTTATGAGTTTAGAAAAAATAGTAAAAGACTTAGAAGAAAAAGGATATGTTGTAAAAACTATATTTCCGATATTGCCAAACAGCTTTTGGTTTAATGATAGTTTTGAAAATTTAATTAATGATAATGGATTTTGGCTAGGAGATATAGCATACCCAGAAAAGCAAGAACCAATAAAATTTGGAGAGGATATTGAAGACTTTGAATTTACAACAGAAGATTTTAACAGTATAAAATGGAGGGGCTATAATTGGTTAGTTGTTATCGATAGAAAAACGGGAGAATATTTTGGCACTTCATATTTACAGGCATATAAAGATATATTGAATTTAAAAGTGGAGGGGTAGTAATGGCAACACAGGAGCAAAAGATAATTTTTAGGAAAATGGAAGATATTCTATATAGTTATAATAAGTACATAAATAAAATAAAAAAAAATTTAGAATATTTTAACAACCCTGTTTTATTAAAAAGTTATAATGTGGAAAAGGTTTCAGGAAGTGGCTTTATGGAAGTCAAATCAGATATAGAGAGAATAGAGGAATTGAAAGTAAGAATTTCCAATGATATTAGTAGACATGAAGAAATATTATTCAGGATTGATAGTGCATTGGATATGGTAAAAGATCATAAAGATTACTCTATTATTGATATGAAATATTTTAAAAATATGAGCTATGAAGATATTTCAGAAAAATTAGGAGTATCACTTAAAACAGTTTATGGAAAGAGGAATAGAATCTTAGGAGCTTTAGAAATACATTTTAAGTTACAAAGATTAATAGAATTTTAGTAAAGGTAAAAACAGGGTAAAAATAGGGGTATGGTCAAGTAAAAAAAAATGTGTTAGTATGGTAGCATATTAACAGTGTTGGAAGTAATTCCTACCTTATGTCAAAAGTAGTTCAAGACTCTACTCTAAAAAAGTCTTACCATATTGGGGATTAGCTCAGTTAGTTAGAGCGTTTGCCTGTTAAGCAAAATGTCATTGGTGCAAGTCCAATATCCCCAGCCAAATAACATCAATACTCTCACAAATGTGGGAGTTTTTTATTTGTTTTTATAAACACTATATAATATAACAAATATTTATAATATTAAAATATATTTTAAAATACATAATTTAATAGTTATAGATTAATAATA